CTGTCCCCACTCCAACTTTCTTGTGCGATTTATTATTTTTTTCAAAAAAAAGGGAATATATGACAAAGAAAATACAAAAGAAAATTGGTAGGCCAAGCAAATTTACCAAAGACCGAAAAGAAAGAATCATAAAAGCGATTCAAGCTGGCTGCACTTATGAGATGGCTGCAGATTATGCTGGTGTGAGTCGCAAAACTTTATGGACTTGGATCCAAAAGGCAGAACAAGAAACCGACAAGAATTATGAAACGTTTCTTCACGATCTAAAAAAAGCAGAAATCGATGGGGCAATAACACATCTTGGAAACATCCAACAAGCAAGTGTGAAAGATTGGAAAGCGAGTGCGTGGATGCTAGAGCGTAGACACGGATACAACAAAGACCGTGTGCACAAGACACAGGATGAAACTGTAGAACATTTGCCGAAAGACACACTGGAGATATTGCGACAACAAGCGAACGATTTGAAGCGTGGAATGACAAAAGCAGAACAATCGGAATCTTGGCAAGCGTATGCAGCATTGCAAAGACAATTGCTGCAAGTGATCCAACAAATCAAACAAATCGAAGCAGAGCAAGGCATGCAAAGCGAAATGGATGGCTTGACAGATGATCAACTTGTACAAGAGATAACAAATGCAATCATTTCGCTACCTCCAATCTTGCGACAACGATTGGAAAATGATATATCGAATATAACCAATGTAATTGCATTCAAGCAAAAAACAGTGAACGCACAAGAGGAATACAGCGAGGAATCCGATGATTGATGAAACCTATCCAACACCACAACAGAAAGCGATCCAACTATTGACAATCAAAGTTTGGTCGGAATCCCAATATCGTGAACTGATCAATACCATCAAAAGTATTTTGCGTGGAGAGGATCCGGAAAACCTCCGTGAAAAGTTATATCCTGGCAAGACAAATGAATGGTTTGCAATGTTGCTATTTGAATGTGGGGAAAAACAATGACAATCACAGCTGCACAACTTATTTTGTTGGGTGTATGTGGTGGAACACTTGGCACCAGTGCACTATTCATTTGGCTTGGCACCAAAGAAGATCCAACACAACAAATACTTGATAAGCAAACCGAAACCATCCAACAGATTGCAACATTACAAACCAAAGTGGATGCAGAAAAGATACAAATTCAAAAGAACTTGACCAATCAAGACTTGTTGGAAATACCTTGCAGTGCATCTTGGATGGAATCCAATAGCGATTTGCTTTGTCGTGAAATGTTCTGCAGAATGCAAACAAGGGAAGGTGCTGCAGCATCCCAAGATGAATGTGAACAGATTGCAAACGTGGCCAATTCCATCACCATCATGAAAGAGTGCAAGAAACTAGATCTTGAACAAGATAAATGTGCATCGATTGTATATCGGAGAAAATAATGAACTTTGGGGAATGGATTCGATACACACTAACCAAGCACAAGAAAAGCATGGCATGGATGGCAACCGAAATACAGGCAAGCCAATCCCTATTGACTAGATGGAGACAAGGATCGATTCCAAGAACCGAATATTTTTTGCGTGTGTGCATCGTGATTGCAAGGTTGGAAAAGAAACCATTGCAAGATATTGTTGTGCAAGGCTCCAAAACCATGGGGATCATTATCCATGTCGATTAGAGATGCTGCACAGACAATGCGAGTGCTCAAGGATCGTGCGATTAGCAATCCACTAGACTACTATTGTCCTACACCTCCACAGGAAACGTGGCTGAAGGATGATAGCAAGATCAAATTGTTCTTGGGTGGCAATCAGGTTGGCAAGACAACCACAGGATGCGTGGAATTGTTGCATCGATGCTTGGGAACACATCCATATTTGCGAACCGATCCACCACCAATCAGTGCATATTTGATCACACACTCACATCAACAATCGGTGACAATCCAAGAAAAACTGTACAATATGTGCCCAAAAGGTTCACTGCATCCAGACTGTGAATTTGTGGCCGGCAAGGGATTTCGTGGAATACATCCAATCGTGCGATTCAACAATGGCAGTATTATCTATATCAAAACAGCCAATCAAGGATTGGGATTGGCTTCCTTCACTGCATCATTCGTGCACGTTGATGAACCCGTATCCCAAGAAGTATGGGGAGAGATCGCAGCACGGACATTGCGAGGTGGTGCCGGTGGAAAAAGTGGAACCATTGCAATCACGATGACACCAGTTGGACAAGATGTGCGATACATGCAAAAACTTGTTGAAGATGGAATAATCTCTTGCACCAAAGCACCATTGACAGTGGAAGCCACAACACCCAAGTATTGCAAGCCAACACTGACACAAGAAACAATCGATAGAATATCCAACACATATTTGCCAATCGATAGGGCTGCAAGATTGAATGGTGATTGGGTGGTTGGTGTTCCAGAAGGAAGGGTATTCGACTGTTTTAGCGAGTCGATGATCTCATCATATCCACCACCACCGGCAAACTATGAAATGGCAGTGGGTATCGATCACGGTTCACAACCCAACACACAAATTGCAATCTTGGCTGCAATCAATATGCGTGACCCACAAAATCCGTGGGTGTATGTATTAGATGAATACATAAGTGGAGCAGCACCACCAGAAGCACACGCACGTGCAGTGCTTGAAATGCTGAATCGAAACGGTGTACAACCAGCACAATGTGTGTGGACAGGTGACAACGTGCATCGTGGTGATGCCAATGGTACAGGGAAAATGAGTAACTCATTGTTGATGCGTGCATTTGAAAGTATTTTGCGAATGCCACAATTGCCATTCCGAATCCGAACTATCAAAAAGCCAAGATATAGTGTATACTATGGGAGTGCAATGATACACTCCGTGATGGCCAGAAATCAATTTTTCATCCATCCCAAATGTTCACGCACAATACAATCGATACAGAGATGGACAATGAAGCAAACACAGAGTGAAAGATCACGTGATGAATGGGGCCACGCTGTTGATGCGTTGCGTTATGCCATCACTCCTGTTATAGAGAGTACAAGATTTACCACACCACAAATAACTAACTTGAGGATATACTAACATGTATGATACAAAGCCGATGAAGCCACTGGCAATGACACCATCAGAACAAGCAAGATGGGAACATTCTGGACTACGAAAAAGAATGATATTGGGTGCTTGGGAAAATGATCTTGAAGAAGAATTGGGCAGACACTTGCCACCAGATAGAAGGGAAGCATGGGGGCCAAGTGATCTATCTAGTAATCCATTTGAACAGATTACAAGACAACTATCGGTGTTGTACCATGAAACACCCACTGTAACCAATATGAATGGTGATGTGGATGTGCTTGTTGGTCGTGAAGGTTTGGTTACCAAAGCTGGATTGTGGCAGCTGATGCAACGCACTCAACAAATGGTGATTGGAATGCGTGAAGCATTTGTACGCATCGATGTGCATCCCAACCAAAATATGCCACGTGTATCCGGTATACAATATCGATTGGTTACATCCGATTTGGTATATGCAGAAGCACACCAAGATCAACCGGATGTTCCTGTGTACTATCAAGAATATCGATTGCGTAAGAATGCCAAAGGTGGATCGGTATGGGTGATTGATGTATTGGATATTCGTGACATGGAAAATCCATCGATGGCAATGTATGAAATCAATCAAGATGGTACAGTTGGTGCCGATGTATCAATGGATTACATGGGTGTGCCGGCCTTGGTTGGTGCTGCATATCCATATCGTGACAAAGATGGTGTTCCATTCTTACCGGTGGTACAATACCATGCAGAGAAAACCGGGCATCTTTGGGATGCGTGGACAGGTTCACAAATGGTGTATGGATCTCTTACATCTGCAGTATTGTACAGTATGTGGACACACTTGGTGAAATCTGCATCTTGGTCGCAAAAGTATATTGCCGGTCTTACTGTTGCCGGGATGAATGCAACCTCTCCAGGAGAGATTGCACGAAGGGCATCTGTTTCCACTGATCCATCATCGATATTGGTATTCCAAGCAGATCCAGATGCAACAGGACAAGCATTGGTTGGCCAATTTGGTATTGCAACTGACCCGGCTGATTTGCTTGAATCGATCACCAAATATGAAATGCGTGTTGCATTGAGTGCTGGACTATCTCCAAGTGATATATCAAGACAAAGTGGAGATGCACGCAGTGGATATGCTTTGGCTGTTTCCAAGAGTGGCCAAAGAGAAGCCCAAAAGAAATTTGCACCCACATTCAGAATGGGCGATGAAGAACTATTGGCCAAAACTGCAATGCTATCCAATCGATTCTTGGGCACCAATATTGCAGAAGATGGATATCGTGTCAGTTATCACAGCATGCCACTAACACCGGAAGAAATGCGTGCACAACGTGAAGATATCATTGCCAAAATGAATGCCGGCTTGATCTCTCCTGTTACTGCAGTGATGATGATGTATGATGATATGGATGCCAAAGAAGCACGTGAATATCTATTGCAGATTCGTAGAGAAAGAGCCGAGTTCCTATGAAACCCATGATATGCCAACAGTGTTGTGATCCGATGGATCACACCAAAGCAAAGGTTGAATGGCTTTCCACTTTCTATGAATGTTCATTGGTGGAAACCATTCGTGTTGTGCATCCAGAATGTGTATATGCTATGACACGTTCACGCACAATGGAATTGCTG